CTCTTAGAGCGTCAATCCCCTCGTAAACCTCAACCATCGGAGAAGGAGCCGCCTTACCTTGTAACTCCCAATACTCAGCCTGAGCAGCTTCGAGGGCTTTACTAATCTCAGCTTCGCCTTCAGGCGTTTTGGCAATCTCGTTAGCAGCCTGGAACTGAGCCTGTTGTTTACTAGCCCCGGTGTCCTCTATCCTCTCTACTAACTGGTCGTATTTCTCTCCCATTTCTGGTGAGAGGTTAGCCCGGAATGTCTTGAACGAGGAGTACCCACCGATGAACATGAACGGGGTAGACGCAATCACGCCTTGAATGTAAGCATGACCTAGCCCGTCCAATAGGGACTGTGTTTCGTCATAGTTCTTCAGGATAGCGTTGTGCGCTACCTGTGTAACTACCTCTTCTAAGCCCTCGATCTGAGGGATTGTTAAACCAGCCCTGATAGCTGTGCCAAGTCTGCTAGATGTTCCTTTGAGCAATAGCTTCCAAAACGGTTGAGTTGCGGTTTTAAGCGGCTTGAACATGATCCCGAGGAAGGGTAGGTCGGTAGCCGTTTCAACTGCACCAGCGACAAACCCGTATCGTTCTCCCCACTTGATAGCTTCCTCGAAGGGGACGCCTTCCTTAATCAACTCTTCTGTCATACTGGCAGCTTCCGGCCCAGAGGCCATGAACATACCAGCAGGGATACCAGCAAACGGCGTCGCTACCGCCGAAACGGTAACTATCGTTCCCATCACACCCAACGAGTAGGCAAGGCTACTACCGATAGTGTGGGCTATGAACCCGGGATCCTTGAAGAGACTCGGATTCTCCCAGGGGCTTTCAAGATACTCGGGATTCGGTAGTAAATCGGGACGACTTCGCACCCAATCATCATGCTCCTGCACCAAACGAAGGAATCTCTCTTCGCAATCCTTCATTATCGTGCTTTTCAATTCCTCACCCGTAACCCCTCTCGCCTGAGCGCTTATATCTAGCAACCCTCCTAATGGCGAATCGGTGAAGGCGTCATATATCCTTGCGGGTAAGATGCTAGTAAGTCTCTGCTCTGTGCCATGGAAAAAGCCCACAGCTCCCACCGTGAGAGCATCGGCAAAATCCCTAACCGGGCCTTGTTCCTGATAGCCTTGATAGAAAAGCCCCTCTGTGTCTGCCGCAACCTTATCAGCCGCACTCATCATAAAGATTTCCCCTAGCTCCTCTGCCGTGATGTCAGGCCATAGGTTTCTCAATAACGCTTCAGCCTGTGGTGTCCAGCCGGTTTCTCGTATATCGGCCAGGAAACCTTCAGGATCGTCCTGAATATAGGTTATAACCTCGTCAATATCTTCTTCAGGGAACACAGCGCCGAAGACCTGTTCAGTCTCAAGACGTTGATTCTCTAGTAAGTCCAGCCAATCAGCTACACCTAATCTTCCGCCCTCTGCCTGATAAGTCTCATACATCTGCCGCCCTTCATCGGTTAGCTGCTCTGCGCTCATGGGAATCCCACCTGTAGGTAAGCCCATCCCCGGCTGTAAGAGAGTCATTAAGTCCGCTTTGGAATACTGCTCACCAGTGGGAGAGATATACATTTCGTCCTCTGTAATCTCCCACTTTTCCGGCGTGATCTGGCTAACACCAAAACCTCCCTCTCGCGGTGTAAACTTCAGCATCCAGCCTTCGTCTAACCTCAAGCCCATCTGAGTAGCTTCCTCTGCTGTGAAGAACATCTCTTGAGTAGCAGTACCAACCCTGCGTCTTTCCTCAATAGGCTCTTGCAGTTTAGGATATAACGCTCGCATATCTTTGAGCGAAGTCCCGTATTGACTCAACAACCTCTCGATCTCAAGTTGCTGAGATCGTTGATACTTGCCTAGTAAATCCTCAGCATTTAGGTTAACGGCCACTTCTTACCTTGCTCCTTCTTCCCTCTTATTACGTCAAGGACGTTAGGCTTACCTTGTGGTTTGGCCTGTTTTGTCTCTTGGACTAACTTCGCGAACCTCTCGTCTACCATGTCTACTGTGAACTTGAATTTATCCACGCTTTTCCTCCTGTGGTTTTCCTTTGGCAAACATCGGTACGACCTGTTCCCCTGGCTTCTCCTCTTCTCTCTTCCCTTCCATCGGACTCAGAGAGCTCATGGCTTTCCGTTGTGCATAAATAGTCTCAGCCCTCTCTGTCAAGATAGCAGCCTCAATCTGGTCTTGCTGCGTTGGTTTGGTCTTATCAACTAAAGCTCGCGCCCTTCGGTACAAGAATAGAATCTCATCCGTTTTCTCGGCTTGCTCTGACCTCAACTCCAACATCAACTCTTCGGGGTCCTGCACCTTGATAACTTCGCTTAATATGTATTTGTCCGGCAGTAATCCCCTGGCAGCATTAGCCATCGCTATGTCAGCAGCCGATTGTTCCTTTGATAACAGGAAGAATTGATACTTGATAGAAAACTCCCCCTCGAAGTCAGAAGGGGAATATGTATTATACCCACCGGGTCGTCCTAGCTTTATCTCTCGGCCCAGCGATACACACTGGTCAATAATCATTCGGTTCAGTGATTGATAGAACGACGCAATCATGGACAATATAGGAGCGAAGATGTCATTCCTTGCAGCCAATAGGTTAAGAATCGCTACTGACGATAACGGGAAAGTCAATGTCCCATAGTCCAACGGGGTCAACTCCCCCCTCTGAAGACAGGTTTCCATAATGGAATAGAGTAGGTTCGTCGCTGCCTTGATGTCATTAACGGGTAGCTGCCTGAATCCTCCACCCTTTTCCGTAGGAATTACCACGTCCTCTTGATAAGGCGATTGCTCCGGCCTCTTGGCCCTATCAGGATCAGTTACCTGAAGCTCTAATCCGCCCTTCAATGCCTTCCTGCTCAATGTCTTCAGGATAGTAGTTACCTCGTTCTTCTCCCCCCAAAGGCTACGGTTCGGCCAGAAGATACCCTCGCCGTGATGCTTGATGCCATCACCTAACGTAGACCCGATAGGACAGATAGATTGCACAAACGGCACATAACCATAGTGGTTAGGCTGTTCCCTCACCAGCTTTTTCTCGATGAAGACTAGTTCTCTTTGCCTGTCCCAATAGTCAATGACCTCATTCCCATAGGCCCTCAGCCCACTCCCTTCCCCTAACTCCTTGCTGTATTCCTTTAGAATCCTGGCCTTTGACCTGCTTGAGATAGGAGCTGCCCATGTCATTCCATCGTCATCTACGTCGTAAGGAAATTTCCTGCGGTCTATGGGCAGAATATCAGGGATGATACTGTCTTCCCCGTTTAGCCTGATACACACCCTCGCTGGAATCGCCCCTCGCATACACGCCTTCTCGTTAATGAAGGCATCTAGGCTAGGAATATCTCTCCTGGCAAGCCACTCATCCACCATATAAAAGATGTCATCGGAGAATCCTTCGATCTTCGACGCTTGCTTGTCGGTGAGATTCTTCCCCTCGATAACGGACTGTCTCTGGTAGCTCCCGGTAATGGCTATGGCCTTCTTTGCATATAGAAGAGGATCGTTGAGCGTAACATTCGCTACGTCCTTCTCATCTTCCGTCCCGTTCAACTTCTTCATGGTGAAGGGTTCAAGAAGATACAGCTTCTCATCCTCGTCCAGCCTGTCGAACAGGGGCTTAAACTCTTTTATCTTGTCCTGAACTTGCTGATATATCTTTGTGCTTTCGTCCATAGAAGTCTCCTATAACCCGAGGACTACCCACGCTACTACTACCCCCAACCCCGTCAGCAATAAGGCCATGAACGCCAGGATGAAGTTGATCTTGATGTCTTGCCACCGCAAGCGATGAGGAACATGGTTATACAAAGCGTCCCACATCATTGACACCTGCTCCGCTATTGTCTCAGGCTTCTTTGGTATGTTGTTCATGGCGCCCTCCTTAATATCTCCACACGGGAGTCTTGCTCGATACACCCGATAGCTTATGAGTAGCTACCGCGTATCTTCTGGCATCCATGCCATGACTCCAGGCGTGTGACGTCTTATCGGTAAGCTGGCCGGTAGTCCTGTCTCTGAGATACCTGAAGTTTCTCTGTTCCTTGATACACTCGGTACTGTCCTTCGTCCAGTGCTGATAGTATTGATTGACCTTCTGCGTACCATACTCGACACTGCCTTTCCCCTTCACTGCTTCGATAACAGTGAAGCCTAACCTTCTTAATTCCTCCGCGCTCTTGGGTTCGTTAGGGTCAGGATAAACAGGTTCGCCCTTCACCCCAACTAGACTTAAATGACGTGCTATCTGGTCATTGGTTAGCCCAATACCACCCTCTTTTTTGGGATCGTAGTAAACCATCTGTTGAGAGTAGAGATTGTCCCCTATGATGACATTCTTGACTAACACCGTGGGGTCGGTAGAGAAACCATAGTCTAACCCGTAGAACACTTCCCCCATAGGTAATGTCTCTATCTGCTCAAACTGAGGATATACTAGACCTTCAATCTTCCCGATCAGTCCCAAGCCATAGATGTTCCACCAGTTAGGGTCCTTGTCTCGATATGATTCTATCTCTGTTATCTTAGTCGCCGGTATCACACCGACAGCATCGAGATAAGTCGAATGGTCATAAGCGTTCTCGTCTTCTGCCCACTGTTCATGCGCCCAGAACTCACCTACCGGGTTCCAGTCCAGGATTGTGAAGAGTTCTGTTCTGATGTCTAATCCCCGGGCAGTCTCCCAAGGTATGTTATTGGCCTCATTGACGAACAGAATATGTCGCCGCGGTCCCCTCACCTTGCTATCATCATCCGCACCGAAGAATTGAAACTTGCCCTTCCAGTCTGAGCGGTTGTAGATATGGTCGGTCTTGTTGTAGTAAGGACTATTATCCTTGTCTTCCCCTAGAATGTTGAAGAAGTCCCTGATACAGCCTTGCTTTAGGTGAGGCAGGGATTCGGAGACGATTGAGATGTCAAGGGGAATCTCTGACTTCTCAGCGATGACCTGGAGTGCCTGTAGGACGGAGTAAGTCTTGCTGCTCCACGTACCGCCTTCTAACTTGATGCGCCTCTTCCCGTCAACCCACGCTTTCAGAATCGCTTTGAATACTTTTGTCGTGCGGACTTCCAAGAAGTTTTGTCCTTTCGGCAACCTGGCCGATTAAGTCCTTCGTTTCGTTGTCAATAACAAAGATGTTGATTGTCCGATTGTCCTGCCGGTTATCAAGAACGAGAGGGTTATCGGAATATATCTTGTCCATCTTGTTCAGTAAGTCAATCGCCTTCATGGGATCGTGAAGTTTCACCGAAGTATGCACCGTAGAATGAGCGCCGTTTTCATCATACTCGGTTCGAGAGCGCAGTTCGTCAACAGCACCACCCATAGGGTGCTCTTTCCCGATGTTCACCCATGTCCCATCTTGCCCCATCTCCAT